GATTAATATGGAAGATGCGGCAAAGATGATCTCCGACACACTCGGAAGAACAGACATATCATCATTGCTTGCTACAATGGATCCTCAACGCGCCGCACAAGTACAAGAAGTTGTTGGTATGGCAGGTGGCATGGATAATCCATTGGGCGAGGCACTTGCTATGAGACTTGCAGCAGGATCTCAGGGTGAATTTCAAATGACATCACAGTTTGCAGATTTAATGTCAAGTCCAATTACAGCATCTATTATGCCACTTGTTGAGGAACTTGCAAGATCAACTGAACAAGGTGGAGTAAGTGGGTTTCAAAGTGCATTAGCAGGATCACGTGGTGAAATTCAGGGAGCAATAAACGGCGCCAGCAGAGAGTTATTATTGAGTGGCGATCAAATGGGACAATCAATGATTGCAGCGTTTGCTAAGTTGTTAGGTACGGTAGAAGACGCAGATGCAGGTTTTACTGCGTTGTCAGGTGACGATAGAGCAGTTGTTGGCTCAATAGAAGCAAGTAGACAATTTACTTTAGCACTTGAAGGTGTAAATAATGCATTTATTGAGAATGCAGATTTAGAACAGAATTTGGGAAGACTTAACACTGCTAATGTACAGCTTGCCGGAGAAATAGAAGGTGCAGGGGTAGCAGTCGCACAACATGCAGAGATATTAACAGGGGCTACTACAGGACTACAAGCCCTAGTAACTGATTTGTCTTCTGGTATTGTAGGTTTAGCTGGTGATGGTTTGGGATTTTTAAGTGAAGATAGTGCAGAATCATTAGCAAATGTTAAACGAATGCGACAGGTGGTAGAAGATACATTTGGCGCAACAAGTTTAGAAGCAATTTCTGCACCTATATTAAAACAATTAGACAATGTAGAAGAAGCACAATCACGTTTCGAAGAGGCCCCGTCTGCAAATAATGAATTTAGATTAAAAATGTCACAACGTGCTTTACTAGATGAAATAAACGAACTTAGGGAAACTAATCCAGAACAAGCACAAACACTACTTAGAGGCTCAGGATTAGAAAACTTTACAAGAGAAGGTGAAATAATTAATTATGATCCTACTATTTTAGAACAGCAAGGCAGTGAAGATATATTTGGCGATCAGATGATGAACCGTGAAGGTTATTCTCTGCTTGGTGGCGGAACAATGCTCACTAGAGATGATACCGCAGATGCACTACTAGCAAATATATTACAAACTGGAAACAATGCATTGGGTACTGATTTTACTAAAGATGCGTTTAATGCATTATTGGGCGCTGATGGTTCTGGATTGTTAGATGCTATTGGGTTTGAACGAGAAGGTGATTCGTTCACAGATGATGAAAAACAAATGATCACATCACTTGCTACACAAATGAGCGATAGAAAACTAATAGATGATGAGATGTTGAATAGACTTATCAATTCTATACGAGAAGATTCTGGTAGAAGTGCATTTGATTGGGCTGCATCATCTGAAGAAGACAAAGCTCAACAGAGAGCATTGCTATCTACTATGAACCAACTACTGCAAGCATTGAATAATAATTAAAAGTGTTGACATGTGCTTAAAAACATGCTACTATAAAAAATACAGGATATAAAAAATGGCAACTTGGAAAAAATATTTTAAAACATACGATGGTCTCCCACAACGAGACCCATCATCGTATAATCAAGGATCGGAAGCATCCAATAAGCGTTATAGCAGTTGGTTACCTGAAGTTTATCAGGGACAACCAAACCGTGTGCAACGTTATGGACAGTACGACCAAATGGACTTAGATAGTGAAGTGAACGCAGCGTTGGATATCATTGCTGAATTCTCAACATTACAAGATGAAAACTCTAGATTACCATTTAAATTCGACTTCCCAGAAGATCCAACTGAATCAGAGAATGATGTTTTGCAACGTACACTACGACAGTGGTGTTCGGTGAACGAAATGAACAAGCGTGTTTTCCGTATATTCCGAAATGCCATTAAGTACGGCGACCAAATCTTTGTGCGTGATCCAGAAACATATAAACTATTTTGGGTTGATCCTGCCAAAGTAGATAAAGTTATTGTTAACGAAGGTAAAGGCAAGAAGGTAGAAGCATATTATATCAAAGATATTGATATCAATATGGAAAGCATGAATATTACGGCAGATGCAAACAAACTTACACAAACTGGTACAGGCGCATCAGGTATGCCGAACCTTAATAGTAATACTACTCAAGGTTACACTGGCGGTAGTGCAGGTGGATCACGTTTTGCAAATGATCAATCATCGACACCAGTTGATGCGGCACACGTTATTCATATTTCTTTGAATGAAGGAATCGACGGCTTTTGGCCTTTCGGTACATCTATCTTAGAACCAATCTTTAAAGTTTATAAGCAAAAAGAATTATTAGAAGATGCTATTCTAATCTATCGTGTACAACGTGCGCCAGAACGCAGAGTGTTTTACATTGATGTAGGTAACATGCCAACTCACAAAGCACGTGCGCACCTAGAACGTATCAAGAATGAAATTCATCAAAGACGTATTCCATCTAAGACTGGTGGTGGACAAACTGTTACTGATAGTGCTTACAATCCTCTATCAATTATGGAAGACTACTTCTTTGCTCAAACAGCAGAAGGTCGTGGTTCTAAAGTTGAAACACTTCCGGGCGGTGAGAACTTAGGTCAAATTGATGATTTGAAATACTTTAACGACAAACTATTACGTGGCTTACGTGTTCCAGCTTCATACTTAGGTGGTATGGATGACGGCGGCGCAACAGTGAATGATGGTCGTGTAGGTACTGCAATGATTGCTGAATTTAGATTTACTAAGTTTTGTGAACGACTACAAGCACTTATTGTTGAACAACTAGACAATGAGTTTAAGATGTTCTGTAAAAATCGTGGTGTGCAAGTAGAGAGTTCACGTTTCTCATTGCAATTCAATACTCCTCAGAACTTCGGTAAGTTCCGTCAAGCAGAAGTAGATCAAGTTGCAATGAATGTATTCTCATCTATTGAAGGTGCAGACTATATCAGTAAGCGTTTTGCTCTACAACGTTTCTTGGGACTAACAGAAGATGAAATACTAGAAAACGAAAAGTTATGGCGTGAAGAAAACGGCGGCACAGATGAACTAGCTGGCGCTAGTGATAATCTTAAAGGCGTAGGTGCAGCACCTGCTCCAGCCGATGAAAGCGGCGGCGATGATTTTGACTTCGATGAAACAGATGTAGATGATACAGAAGACGGTTCAGTGATTGATGGATCGGAAAACGCAGAAACCGACGAAGAAGTATAAATACTAGTATGAGATATTCAGATTTAACAGAAAACTATTCTCCTGACGAGGATAATCATAATAGTAGAGAGATAGATGATACCCGTAAGGATCGTCTAACTCTTGTACACCTATCTAAACTGCGTAAAATTCGTGAATACCGTAAGTATCAAGAAGGTGTTAAATCACAGCAAGTACAACGTCAATATAAAGGCGGCGGTGATGAAAGCGGCGGTGATATGGAGCTATAGTCTCTATTAAGTAGTAAGTTTTACTATTTACGTCACATACTAAATATCTCTACGACAATGAAACGGCTAAAAAGTAGCCGTTTTTTTGCATTTCCCTATTATACACTATATTTACCTATAAATACTTTTGAAACAAAGAGTGTTTCTACAACCGCCACAGAAAGCAGTGGCTTTTTAGATAAGGAGACATTAATATGTCAAGCAAACTAGAACAAGTACTAGAACTTCTTATCAACGAGGAGCGTGAAGCAGCGGAAGAGCTACTGCACGATTTTATCGTAGAAAATGCTCGTCAGATCCATGAGGAACTACTGAACGAAAGTGACGAAGTAGTAGAAGAAGAACTTGAGGAACTAGACGAAGCAGACGATATCGTTGAGCTAGAAGACGAAGCATCAGAACTAGAAGATGATGCATCAGAAATTGAAAACGAAGAATTCTATGACGAAGACGAAATGGAAGACGAAGAAGCAATCGATGATCTAGAAATGGATGACGATGCAGAAGCGGAAGACGAAGGCGTTGAAGCACGTGTAGATGATCTAGAATCAGCATTAGCTGAACTAGAAGCAGAATTCGAAAAAATTATGTCAGGTGAAGACGATGACATGGAAGACGAAGCAGACGATATGGATGCGGAAGACGAAATGGAAGAGTCATTCGAACTAGAACTAGACGAGTCAGAAGACGAAGACCTAGAAGAAGGTGAAGAACTTGACCTAGAAGAATCAGACGATGACGCAGACGAAGATGAAGACCTAAACGAGTATGTAACTCCAGTGTCAGCATCAGCAGGCGACAACGGCGATAACACATCATCAACTGTAAACGCAAATCCAAAGCGTCCAGGTGACGATTCAAATGCAGCACCAGTAAAAGCGAATGATGGTAACACATCAGGCGGTAAAGGTGACGCACCAAAAGATATGGGTACAAAGAATGTAAACGTATCAGGTAACTCAAAATCACCAGCAATGTCAAATCAAGCGGCAAAGCCAGGTGACAATGGTGTGAATAACAAGTCAATCACATCATAATTTAATTCTATTTGGAGAAACCAATGACCGTTCTTATTGAAAGATTTTCACACAGTCAAGCAGGTGTTAAAACCCGCATTGTCGAAGGTGAGGATGGTGGAAAGAACATGTTTATGGAAGGCATTTTCGTCCAAGGTGGCGTAAAAAATGCTAACCAACGTGTTTACCCGGTTTCAGAAATCTCAAGAGCAGTGGAAAGCGTTCAGAAAAAAATCTCTGAAGGTTACCCTGTTCTAGGTGAATGCGATCATCCACCGGAATTAACAGTTAACGTTGACCGTGTGTCACATATTATTGAAAGTATGTGGATGGACGGACCGAACGGCTATGGTAAACTTAAAATTGTTCCTACACCAATGGGCAACATCATCAGAACATTAATCGAATCAGGCGCTACTTTAGGTGTTTCTTCTCGTGGTTCAGGTGAAGTTGGTAACAGCGGTGAAGTGAGTAACTTTGAGATTGTAACTGTAGATATCGTAGCTCAGCCAAGTGCTCCAGAAGCATATCCAAAGGCTATCTACGAAGGATTAATGAACATGAAAGGCGGCTATCAAACTTGGCAGCTTGCACAGAGTGTTCAAAATGACAAGGCAGCGCAGAAGTACTTGTCAGAAGAAATAGTAAAGTTCATTCGTGAACTTAAACTGTAAAACAGGAGAAGCAACAATGGCAACAGAAATCCTTGCTAACCTTCTAGAGTCCGGCGCACTAAGCGAAGAAGCTGGTGCGGCTATTAAAGAGGCTATGGAAGCAAAACTAAATGAAGCAAGAGAGGAAATTACAGCCGAGTTGCGTGAAGAATTCGCACAAAAGTTTGAACATGACAAAGGTGTTATCGTTGAAGCAATGGATAATATGCTAACTACAGCAATCCAAGCTGAGATGACTGAGTTTAAGTCAGACCGTGAATCTCTAATCGCAGAACGAGTTGCGTATAAGAAAGCAATTTCTGAACACGCTAAGATCCTTGAAAAATTCATTACTTCTCAACTTGCAGCAGAAGTTAAGGAACTACAAGCTGACCGTGCAAAAGTAGCTGAAAATCTAGAAACGACAAAATCGTTTGTAGTGAAGCAACTATCACGTGAACTTGCAGAATTCCATAACGACAAGCGTGAATTAGTAGAAACTAAAGTGCGCATGGTAGCAGAAGGCAAACAACTTCTTAACAAAACAAAAGAATCGTTTGTCAAGCGTTCAGCAGAGTTAGTAGAGAACACAATCTCTAACGCTCTACGTTCAGAAATCGCAATGCTTAAAGAGGACATCACAGCGGCTAAAGAAAACGAATTTGGTCGTAAACTGTTTGAAGCATTCGCAGGCGAATTCATGTCATCACAATTGAATGAAGGCACTGAAGTAGCTAAAGTGAACAAAAAGCTAGACGAATCTGCTAACAAAGTTGCAGAATTAGAAGCAGTGATTACTGCTAAAGAAGCAGATATTGCTACAGCGCAAAAAGCCAAGCGCGTAATGGAAGATCGTATGAATCGCAAAGCGAAACTAGACGAACTACTGTCACCACTTGCTGGTCAAAAGCGTGAAGTAATGTCAGACTTACTTGAATCAGTAAAAACAACTAATTTAAAAACAGCTTTCAAGAAATATCTACCAGCTGTTTTAAATGAATCAGTTTCAGCGCAAGCGGAAACAAAAACATTAACAGAAAGCAAAGTTACAGAACACACTGGAAACCGCGTTGTAAAAGAAACAACACAGTCAACAGGTGACGATGCTGATATAGTCGTGCTAAGAAAACTAGCCGGTCTAAAGTAATTAACCAGAACACAGGAGAATCAAACAGATGGAAAATCTTTTTGAAGGTAACAACTGGGACAACACACGTGATGCGCTACTAGAAGGTCTAGAAGGCACAAAACGTGACGTAATGTCATCAGTACTAAACAACACAAAAGTAGCTCTTGCTGAATCAGCAACAGCAGGCGCAACACAAGCAGGTAACATTGCGACACTAAACAAAGTGATCCTACCAGTTATCCGTCGTGTAATGCCAACAGTTATTGCAAACGAAATCATCGGCGTACAGCCAATGACTGGTCCAGTGGGTCAGATTCACACACTACGTGTACGTTATGCAGACAACGCAGCAGGCGTAACAGCAGGCCAAGAAGCACTATCACCATTCGATATTGCTAAATCATACTCAGGCGCAAACGGTGCAGCACCAGCAGCGACAGCAGCTATGGAAGGTACAGCAGGTAACAGAATGTCAATCCAAGTGATGAAACAAACTGTTGAAGCGAAAACACGTAAGCTATCAGCACGTTGGACATTCGAAGCGGCACAAGACGCTAACGCAATGCACGGCCTAGACGTTGAAGCAGAGATCATGGCAGCACTTGCTATGGAAATCACAGCAGAAATCGACCAAGAAGTTCTAGGTTCACTAGAAAATCTAGCGACAACTGGTGCGACTTTCGACATGACAAACACACAGTTCACTGGTACACCAACATTCGTAGGTGATCGTCATGCAGTTCTAGCAACTCTAATCAACCAACAAGCTAACCTAGTAGCACAGCGCACACGTCGCGGTGCAGCAAACTGGGCAGTTGTTTCACCAGCAGCACTAACAGTGCTACAGTCAGCAACTACATCAGCTTTCGCACGTACAACAGAAGGTACATTCGAAGCGCCAACAAACACAAAGTTCGTAGGCACACTAAACGGCACAATGCGCGTATATGTAAACACATATGCAAATGACGCGGCACCAGTTCTACTAGGCTATAAAGGCTCAGGCGAAATCGATGCAGCAGCATTCTATTGCCCATACGTACCGCTAATGTCATCAGGCGTTGTTGTGGATCCACAGTCATTCGAACCAGTAGTGTCATTCATGACTCGTTACGGTTACGTTGAGCTAACAAACACAGCATCATCACTAGGTAACGCAGCAGATTACGTTTCAAAAATCGAAGTTGCAAACCTAGCATTCGTATAAGTTTTACTTAAACGATTAATAATATTAACCCGGGAGGAAACTCCCGGGTTTTTTTATGTTCTAAGTTAAATCTGATAAATAGACATAGCACAATCTAAGTTTGGAAGAAAATATCATGGCAGAACAATTAAAATTTGGCGACCGACTATTTCTTAAAGGTGAAAAAGTTCTCTTTGATAATGGCACAGAAGATGCGATTATTGAATCGAGAAACGGCACCCTTGTAATTAAAGGCAACTTAACAGTTGAAGGTACAACTACAACATTAGACACTGCATCTACTGTAGTTTCTGATCCGTTTATACTATTAAACGGAGATCATACAGGAGCTGCATCAGAAGATGTTGGTATCGAAATTGAAAGAGGCACTGATACCAACGTCAAGTTTGGATGGGACGAAACCAATAATAGATGGTCAACGTTTGGAAAATTATTTTATTCTAATAATATAGAAGCAGATACTATTGTTGCAAATACTAGTATATCGGGTCCATTGATTTCATCTAATGTTACTATAACAGGTGGTAATATAGATGGTACTGTGATTGGCGCAACTAATCCAGTACAAGCATACTTCACTGATATACATGGTGACGGTACAAATATAACAAACGTTCTTACAAACTACACAACGACAGATTTAGCTGAAGGCACAAACTTATACTTCACTGATGAACGTGTTGATGATAGAATTAATGAATTGTTTTGGGCATCATATGGTATCTCAGCGACATATACTGATCCCGCAGGTGTCTTTGAAATTGGCTTTGATGCTACAAATATAGGCACTGGCGAACAAATTCTTGATACTACTAACACTGTACAAGCGGCATTTAGAACACTTACATCAGGTCCAAACTTAGATTTAACTGTTTCTACTGACGGAGATAACATTGTAGTAGACACATTAGTTAAAATTAAT